ACCGACTTCCTCAAGATCGAGAACATCCGCAACGAGCGCGGCAAGACCCTCACGATGGTCGGGGCCAGCGACACGTTCCTCGACTACATCCGGAAGAACAGCGAGAAGGCCGAGCTGATGAGTCCGGTGTGGCTTCCGATGGTCGAGCCTCCGATGGACTGGCGCGATCCGTTCGTCGGCGGATACCAGGCGAGGTTCTTCCGCCGCCGCCCGCTGGTGAAGATCCACAGCCGGAACTATCTGAACGATCTCAAGGGACGGGACATGGCCTTCGTCTACAAGGCCGTCAACGCGATCCAGCGCACGGCGTGGGAGGTCAACCCCTACATCATCGACATCGTGCGGCAATGCTGGGACCGCGGCGTTGAAATCGGTGACATCCCGCGGCGCGACGAGCACCCCTACCCGGAGAAGCCGGACGACATCAAGGAGAACGCCGAGTCCCGCAGGCAGTACCGGAAGAACTACGTCCGCGTGAAGTGGGCGAACCAGCATCTCGGCTCGAAGCGGATGCAGCTTGCGAAGATGCTGTGGGTCGCAAAGGAGTTCCAGGACAGGCCGATCTACTTCCCCGGCCAGCTCGACTTCCGCGGCCGCTACTACCCGATGCCCGGGTATCTGAACCCGCAGGGATTCGACGCCGCCCGAGCGGGGCTTCGGTTCCGCGAGTCGGTCAAGATCAACGACGACGGCGAGTGGTGGCTGCGTGTGCACGGGGCCAACTGCTACGGGCTCGACAAGAAGCCGTACGCCGAGCGTCTGCAATGGAGCAAGGACTTCCACGACGACATCATGGGATCCGGCATGGATCCGATGAGCCACATCGGATTCTGGAACAAGGCCGACAAGCCGTTCGAGTTCCTGGCCTTCTGCGACGAGTACAGCCGGATGCACCGATTCCCCGGCGAGTACAGGACGCAGATCCCCGTCAGCATCGACGGATCGAACAACGCGCTACAGCTCATCTCGCTGCTGCTGCGCGACGAGATCGGAGCCGAGGCGACCAACTGCGTGGCCTGCGAGATCCCCGCGGACATCTACCGGATGGTCGCGGACCAGGTGGTGCATGAGCTGTCGTTCTCGCAGCACGAATACGCGAAGGCGTGGGCCGAGGTCGGCATCGCGCGTTCGTGCCTCAAGCGCCCGGTGATGACGAAGCCGTACGCGGCCACGCTGTACTCATGCAAGCAGTACATCGGTGAGTGGCTGCACGACGAGCTCGACCGACGGCGCAAGCTGGGACTACCTGTTCCGTTCACCGACGTCTACGCTCCGTCGATGTGGCTGGCGCGCATCGTCCACCAGGTCATCGACCGCGTGGTCCCCGGCGTAGCCGCGCTGATGAGGTGGCTACAGGAGGTCAGCGACATCTGCGTACGGCACGACATCCCGATCTCATGGACGTCGCCGTCGGGATTCTGGATCCGCCAGCACTACCCGAAGTGGAAGCGCGAGGAGGTCCGCTGCGCCATCGGGCCGAAGATCCGCGTCCACGCCATCAACATCGAGGACCGCGGCATGAACAAGCGGGCCAACCGCAACGCGATCACGGCCAACTTCACCCATGCGCTCGATGCCTCGCTGATGGTGTGGTCCACCAACCGCCTGCACGATCTGCACGGCATCCAGTCCGTGTCGTGGATCCACGACCAGGCATCGACACACGCTCCGTACGTCTCGATCCTACAGAACGAGATCAAGGAGTCCGCCATCGAGGTGTTCTCGATGGACATTCTCGGGACGTTCAAGGCCGAGGTGACGGCGATGCTGCCGCCTGGCGTTACGATCCCCGACCCACCGGAACGGGGGAGCTTCGATCTCAACCGACTCCGTTCCGCAGACTATTTCTTCGCATGAGATCATGGAGACTGCAATGAGCAAGAAGAAGATGACCAGTCCGCGCGGCGTGGCCGTTTGGCCGAAGCTCAACGAGGCGGACAAGACGTTCGAGCCGAAGGGCGTGTTCTCGACTGGCCTGCGCCTGTCCGCCGAGGACGCCGCGCCGATGCTGGACGAGCTGACGAAGATGCTGGAGGAGTTCTACGCCGAACAGGTGAAGAAGGAGAAGAAGAAGCTCAAGCGCGCCGATCTGCCGTGGAAGTCCGTGGTCGATGACAACGGCAAGGAGACGGGCGAGGTCGAGATCCGCTTCAAGCTGACGGCGAAGATCGACACCGACGACGGCAAGAGCATCGAGCAGCGCCCCGTGCTGTTCGACGCGAAGATGCGCCCGATGAACGACCGCATCGGCGGCGGCTCGGTCATCCGCGTCGGCTTCGACCCGAACTGCTGGCTGGTTCCCGCGCTCGGCGTCGGCATCTCGCTGCGTCTCAAGGCGGTCCAGGTCATCGAGCTCAAGCAGTTCGCCCCGCGCACCGCGAAGGACTTCGGCTTCAGCTCCGAGGAGGGATTCGAGACGGCGTTCACCGACGACGACAATCCCACGGACGGCGCGCCCGGCGGCGAACAGACCCCGGCGTCCGAGTTCTGATGCTGCTCCGGCTCACGGACATCGAGCCGATCCCCTGCCCGCGTCCGCGTCTGTCCAGGTTCGGGGCCTATTACCCGGCCAACTACACGATGTGGAAACGCAAGGCGGACAAGGTGCTCCGGCAGGCCGTCAAGGGTCTGCCGGAGCACCGGGTGATCGACTACCCGATTGACGTGTGGATTTCCTTCCTGGTGAGGAAGCCGCGCGCGACTCGGCTGTACTCTCCGAAGCCGGACATCGACAACTACATGAAGGCGATCTTCGACGCCTGCAACGGCATCATCTGGAAGGACGACTCGCTGGTGCAGACGGTGTGGGCATCGAAGCTCTGGGCGGAGCTGGACAAGCCGGGCATCTATCTCTGGGTGAACAGGCATGAAGGAAGAAGCGACATTCATCCGTCACGAACCATGCCCGAAGTGCGGGTCAGGGAACAACCTGGCTAGGTATTCCGACGGACACGCATACTGCTTCGGATATGGCTGCGGGCACTACGAGGCCGGGGAAGGTGGAGCGAATCCACCACAACGAAGGGCAACTATGGCACATTCGATCCAGACGGAGATCGTGGCCCTGCCGAAGCGCGGGATCAACGAGGCGACGTGCAGGAAGTTCAACTACGGCATCGGGACCTACGGCGACAAGCCCGTACAGGTCGCGGACTACTGCACACCGGACGGCCAGCTGAAGGCGCAGAAGCTCCGCTTCGCGGACAAGTCCTTCACCGTCGTCGGTGACATGAAGGGCTGCGGCCTGTTCGGCCAGCACCTGTGGCGCGACGGCGGCAAGATGCTGGTCATCACCGAGGGCGAGATCGACTGTCTGTCGGTCAGCCAGCTACAGGACAACAAGTGGCCCGTGGTCAGCATCCCGACCGGGGCGTCCGGGGCGGAGAAGGCGGTCCGCGCGAACCTTGAGTGGATCGAGAAGTTCGAGTCCGTGGTGTTCATGTTCGACATGGACGAGCCCGGCCAGGGCGCGGCCACGGACTGCTCGATGCTGCTGACCCCGGGCAAGGCCCGTGTCGCGCGGCTTCCCCTCAAGGACGCGAACGAATGCCTTGTCGCGGGCCGCGGCAAGGACGTCATCGACGCGATGTGGGGAGCGAAGGTCTACCGACCAGACGGCATCGTGGACGGCCGCGATCTCTGGGAGGAGATCAACGCGAAGGATCAGCCGAGCGTCCCGTATCCGTGGACCGGACTGAACGAGATGCTGCACGGTATGCGTACCGGGGAGCTGGTCACGATCACGTCCGGAAGCGGCATCGGCAAGAGCTCGGTTTGCCGAGAGCTGGCGCATTGGCTCATGGGCATGGGGAACATCGTCGGCTACATCGCGCTGGAGGAGTCGGTGCGCCGCACCGCGCTCGGCATCATGTCGGTCGAGATGAACCGCAAGCTGCACATCGACCGCGACAGCATCGACCGCGAGGCGTTCAAGCTGGCGTTCGACCGCACGGTCGGATCCGGCCGCCTGTTCCTGTACGACCACTTCGGTTCGTGCGACTCGGAGAACCTGTTGGCCAGGATCCGCTACATGGTCCGCGGCCTGGAGTGCAAGTGGATCTTCCTTGACCACATATCCATCGTCGTCTCCGGCATTGACGAGGGCGAGGAGCGCCGCATCATCGACAACACGATGACGAAGCTGCGGATGCTGACGCAGGAACTGGACTGCGGCATGATCCTGGTGAGCCATCTCAAGCGGCCGAAGGAGCAGGGCCATGAAGAGGGCGCGGCTACTAGCCTGGCGCAGCTCCGCGGTTCCGGGGCCATCGGCCAGCTGTCCGACATCGTGATCGGCCTGGAGCGCAACCAGCAGGACGAGGGGAAGAAGAACCAGACCAAGATCCGTGTGCTGAAGAACCGCTTCGGCGGCGACACGGGCAGGGCGGGCACGTTGCTGTGGCATAAGGACACAGGCCGACTGTCCGAAATGGGAATGGGGTTCTGTCCGGCGGAGCTGCCGGAGTTCTGAACGAAACAATCGAAAGGAGCGAAAGAATGAAGCGTGTCGTGTTCGACATCGAGACAAATAGTCTTGACCCGCAGACGGTGGAGATCCTGTGCATCTCCGTTCTCAATCCAAAGACGCAATCGTGCGTGACGTACGGTCCGTCCTTCGACACCTTGCGCGAGGGTGTCAAGGAGATCCTGACCGCCGACCAGATGATCGGCCACAACATCGTCGGGTTCGACATCCCATGCATCGCGGCGTGGCTGCACCGCAAGGACAGCGACCTGGCGTTCGCCTGGGACATCCGGTGCAAGTCGATCCACCAGGTCGATACGATGGTCCTTGCCCGGCTGGTGTTCCCCGACCAGAAGGAGCGCGACTTCATCGCTGAAGCCGCCGGGAACAAGATCCCCACGCAGCTCATCGGCAAGCACAGCCTCAAGGCGTGGGGCTACAGGCTCGGGCTGCTCAAGGGCGATCTGCTGGAGAAGGTCGAGGACTTCTCCAAGCTGGAGTACACCGAGGAGCTGGCCGCGTACAACCGCAACGACTGCGAGGTGACGTGGAAGGTCTACTGCCACCTGGAGCCGCACTTGAGCATCGACGCCAGGTGCATCCCCATCGAGATGAAGTTTGCCGAGGTGATCCAGAAGCAGATGGCGCGCGGGTTCTGCTTCGACGTCGCCGCCGCGTACGAGCTGGTCGCCACGCTACAGAAGCGCAAGCTGGATCTGGTCGAGGAGCTTCAGCGCATCGTGCCGCCCGCCGAGGTCAAGCTCAAGACAAAGACCAAGTACATCCCGTTCAATCCCGGTAGCCGCGACCAGATCGCTGACTACCTGATGACGCAGGGGTGGAAGCCGGAGGAGTTCACTCCGTCCGGCAAGCCGATGGTTGACGAGTCGATCCTGTCGGTGCTGACGTTCCCCGCGGCCAAGTCGATCTGCGAGTACCTGACCGTGGCGAAGCGCCTGGGTCAGATCGTGGACGGCGAGGAGGCGTGGATCAAGGCGGAGAAGAACGGCCGGATCCACGGCTACGTCAACACCAACGGGGCCGTCACCGGGCGATGCACCCACAGCAGGCCGAACATCGCACAGGTCCCCGCGGCCAGCGCGATGCACGGCAAGGCTTGCCGCCGCCTGTTCCGCGCCACGCCGGGGATGAAGATGCTGGGGTGCGATGCGTCCGGCCTGGAGCTGCGATGCCTGGCCCACTATCTCGCGGCCTATGACGGCGGCGAGTACGCCAACATCGTGACGAACGGCGACGTGCACACCAAGAACCAGCAGGCGGCCGGGCTTGAGACGCGCAACCAGGCCAAGACGTTCATCTACGCATTCCTGTACGGCGCAGGCGATCTCAAGATCGGCGCCATCGTGAACGGCGGGACGCGCGAAGGTAAGAAGCTGAAGGAGAAGTTCCTCACCGAGATGCCCGCGCTCAAGAAGCTGCGCGATGCCGTGGCCACCGCGGCCGACCGCGGCTACCTGACAGGCATCGACGGGCGCAAGCTGTGGGTCCGGTCCAAGCACAGCGCGCTGAACACCCTGCTCCAGTCGGCCGGGGCCATCGCGGTCAAGCAGGCGACGATCCTTATGGACAGGGAGATCGCCGTCAGGTTCCCGGGGATGATCCACCAGGTCGCGCACATCCACGACGAGATCCAGTTCGAGGGGATCCCGCAGGCGCTTGAGGCGTTCGCTCCGTTCACGAAGCAGGCGTTCCAGATGGCAGGCGAACAGCTCGGGTTCCGCTGCCCGCTGGACGGTGAATACCGGATCGGGGATACCTGGGCAGAAACGCATTGAGTGACGGAATACCTGGCGGGATACCTAGACGGCGAGGGGTGCATACGGTGGCAGGGAAACCGTGCGTACGTCTCGATCACCAACACCTACCCGCGCACCCTGCATGAGCTGGCGCGGAGATACAAGGGCAACGTCAGGTCATTGAAAGTAGGCAAGGACGTGCACCGGACCGTGTTCCGGTGGGAGGCGACGGGACGACACGCGGTCAGGTTCCTGCGCGTGGTCCGGAAGTTCCTACAGGAGAAGCGCAGGCAGGCCGACATCGTTGTCGAGCTCTCCAGCATCGGGTGCACACCGGATACTTGCTACGTCAAGAGCCTGATACAAGAGCTGAACCAACTGAAGAGGATCGACTATGGCAGGCAGACGAAAGCTGAAGGCATTGATCGACGGGGACATCCTGATCCATAGGATCTCGGCGGCAGTCGAGGTCCCGACGAAGTGGGACGACGACATCTGGACCCTGCATTCGGACGCGCGCATGGCCAAGGTCCTGCTCGACGTCGAGGTCGCCAAGATCCGCGAGAAGCTGGGCGGCAAGAACGTCGATGTCGTGATGTGCGTGTCGCACAAGGAGAACTGGCGCAAGGCGGTCTACCCGGCCTACAAGTCCAACCGCAAGGACAACCGGAAGCCGCTGTGCTACTCGGAGCTCCGTGCATACGTCTCGACGGCGTACGCAGTCGAGTGCTGGTGGAGCCTGGAGGCCGATGACGTCATGGGCATCATGGCGACGGCGCCGAAGTCGAATGCCGTGATCGTCACCATCGACAAGGATCTCAAGACGATCCCTGCCCGGCTGTTCAATCCCGACACCGAGGAGATGTGGGAGAACAGCGTGGAGCAGGCCGACTACGCGCACATGATGCAGACCCTGTGCGGCGACCAGGCCGATGGATACCCGGGATGCCCGGGAATCGGCGCGAAGCGGGCCGCGGACATCCTGGCATCGACGTCCGACCCGGTGGCGCGGTGGAGCGCCATCAAGACCGCGTTCGAGAAGGCGGGGCTCTCGGAGTTCGAGGCCATCGTCCAGGCCCGGATCGCACGGATCCTGCGTAGCTGCGACTTCAACAAGACGCGAGAGGAGGTGCTGCTGTGGAATCCCCCGCAGGCGATGGCTTCACTCTGAAGGACAGCGGGCAACGCGAGGAGTTTCCCACCGGAAGCCGCCGCGACACCCGAAACGGAAAGGGACGGTTCGACCTGTTGTCTCCCTTCGTGATGACGCGTGACGCCGTTCTACTGGAGCGCGGCGCGGTCAAGTACGGGGAGCGAAACTGGGAGAAGGGTCAGCCCGTCTCGCGGTTCATGGACTCCGCAATCCGCCACCTACAGCGGTACATGATGGGAGAGCGCGACGAGGACCACCTGGCCGCAGCGCGCTGGAACATCGGCGCGATCATGCACATGGAGGAGATGGTCAGGCGGGGCCATCTCCCGAAGGAGCTGATGGACATTCCGGACTGGACACCGAAGCAGCCATGAACAACGCGGCCTCCTACATACTCAAACGTAGGCTGGCCAAGTTCTTCTCCGAGAACCTTGATGAAGCGGACGTCGTGGAAACGTATGTCGAGGACCTGGCCCACTACTTCCGGTGCACCCCGCAGTTCCTGGTCAGGACGGTGAACACCAGGGCGGATCGGCGCGAGATCGAGGGCATTGCCCTTGAATCGGGCTACAGGCTGGTACTCTCATATCGTCCCGGCGTGATCTTCTGCTACAGGAAATAACTCCCCTTATGGACCCCGAACAAGACGAATATCTATTGCCCGTCAGCCGGGAGCTGGTCGATGCGCTTGAGCGCATGATCCCCGAGAGGTGTCCGGATCTCAACGAGCGTCGGCGCGACGTGTGGCACTATGCAGGCCAGCGCGCCGTGGTCCGCCTGCTCCAGCGTCATCTCAAAGCCCGGATGGAATCCAACCATGTGCTCTAGTCCAAAGATCCCCGCGATGCCGCCGCCCCCTCCGCTTCCGCCGATGCCGGGGCCGCCGCCGCGTCCGCCGATCAACCCGGAACGCACGACGCAGGCGATGGCCCCCGCGCGCGGTGCATCGGGAGCGCCCGTCGCCTCCGACGCGTACACGCGCCGCGGCGCCGGACGTTCCGCGCTGACCATCCCGATGGAGACTGGCCTCAACATCCCTAGCTGACCATGAAGACCGCCGAATCCACCTACACGTCGATGGAGTCGCAGCGGGACGTCTACCTTGAGCGCGCCCGAGAGTGCGCCAAGCTCACGCTCCCGATGCTGATGCCGGAGGCAGGAACGACGTCGGCTACTGACTTCCCCACTCCGTACCAGGGACTAGGTGCGCGTGGCGTGAACAACCTGGCATCGGCCCTTCTGATGTCCCTGCTGCCTCCAAACCAGCCGATGTTCCGCCTGGTCGTTGACGACATGGCGATCAAGCCGCTGGGCGAGATGGCCGACATCAAGACCGAGATCGACTCAACGCTTTCGGAGATCGAGCGGTCGGTCATGCAGGAGATCGAGACGACGCAGATCCGCGTCGGAACGTTCGAGGCTCTGAAGCACCTGATCGTCACGGGCAACGTGCTCGTCTACCTTCCGAACGAAGGCGGTATGCGCGTGTTCCGGATGGACAGCTACGTCGTGAAGCGCGACCCGATGGGCCGACCGAGGTGCATCGTCACGAAGGAATGCGTCTCCCCGTACGAGCTGCCGGAGGAATACGCCGAGTACGTCGATCTGACGAAGCCCGGCTACGAGGACACCGTTGACCTGTACACGAAGATCGAGTGGGTGCGCGGCCGCGTCCGCGTACACCAGGAGATCGGCGGGAAGGTCATCGAAACCACCAAGGGCTCGTACCCAGAGGACAAGTGCCCCTGGATGCCTCTTCGTATGTGCCGCGTTGACGGCGAGGACTGGGGCCGCAGCTACGTCGAGGAGCTGATCGGTGATCTCCGGTCGCTGGAGGGGTTGTCGCAGGCGATTGTCGAGGCATCGGCCGCCGCGGCCAAGCTGCTGATCCTGGTGAACCCGAACGGATCCACGCGGATCAAGGCCCTCGCGCGCGCCCGCAGCGGCGACATCATCGAGGGAAATCCCATCGACGTCGGTGTGCTCCAGGCCAACAAGGGCCAGGATCTGAACACGGCGCTGCTCACGATGAACACCATCAAGGAGCGGATCAGCTATTCGTTCCTGCTGACCGAAGCCACGATCCGCAACGCCGAGCGCGTCACCGCGGAGGAGGTCCGCCTGGTCATCCAGTCCATCGAGCGTCAGCTCGGCGGCATCTACTCGGTTCTCTCGCAGGAGTTCCAGCTCCCCCTGGTCCGCCGCGTCATGGACCGGATGCAGCGGGCCAACCGCCTTCCCGAGATCCCGGAGAAGTTCGTCAAGCCGACGATCATCACGGGCATCGAGGCCCTGGGACGCGGCAACGATCTCAACAAGCTCGACGTGTTCCTCGCGGGTGCGGCCCAGGTCGTCGGCCCGCAGATGCTCCAGGAATACGTCAACATCTCCGAGTACCTGGCCCGCCGGGCCGCAAGCCTGGGCATCGACACCAAGGGACTCATCGTCAGCCAGGAGGAGATCCAGGCTAGAATGGCGCAGCAGCGACAGATGCAGATGCAGGACCAGTACGGTCCGAAGCTCATGGACGCCGTGGCCAAGGGCGCGGCGGACAATCCGCAGCTCGTCGCACAGATCACCCAGGCAGGCCGTGGAGCGGCCCCGCAATAAGAGGAATCAATGGAAAGCGTGACGATCAAGAGCCCGGAGACTGGTCCTGTGAACCAGTCAGCCCCGGCAAGCACCCCGACGGAAACCAGGATGGTCGTTGAGACGGAGAAGGGGATCCAGGTCCTTCCTTCGGCGTCCAGCAACGACGAGCGCCCCGCGTGGCTTCCCGAGAAGTTCAAGTCCGTGCAGGACATGGCGCAGGCGTATTCGGAGCTTGAGAAGCGCATGAGCTCCGGGCAGAAGCCGCAGGAACCGACACCCGTGGTCCCTCCGGCGGATGCCGCGCAGCAGCCGCAGCAGGACGCATTCGCCGCATATACCGCGGAGTTCATGCAGAGCGGCAAGCTGTCGGACGATTCGTACAAGCAGCTGGAGGGCAAGGGGATTCCACGTTCCCTTGTGGACAGCTACATCGCCAACTACCAGGCGGCGCAGACCACGCGCATGGCCGAGTCCGAGGCCAAGGTAGTCGCGTCCGTCGGTGGCCCCGAGGAATACGCTCGGATGCAAGTCTGGGCGTCCAAGAACTTCAGTCCCGACGAGATCACCGCGTACAACCGCGTCATGGAGTCCGGCGACGTCTCCATGATGAACATGGCGGTCAGCGGCATGAAGGCGCGGTTCGACGCCCAGGCGGAGCCACGGCTCATCTCGGCACGGGCCAGCAACACCACAAACGGTTTCCGTTCGATGGCGGAGATGACCGCGGCGATGCGGGACCCGCGGTACGCGTCCGATGCGGCATACCGTGCCGACGTGACTGCGCGCATGAAGTCCAGCAACCTGTTCGGAGTAACGCAATGAATGAAGCGAAGCCGGGGTACAAGACCACCGAGTTCTGGCTGTCCGTGGTGGCAATGGTCATCGGGGCGGCTTTCGCGTCTGGCGTGTTCCCCTCTGAATCGACCGGAGACAAGATCCTGGGCCTGGCCGCGACCGTGCTTTCGGCGCTGGGCTACACGGTGTCGCGGACGATGGTGAAGAAGTGATGCCATGCTCGAACGGATCGTTGCCCAGGTGGCGATGGCTTTGTTCGGCTGGCTCGACGGCCGCATCTCTCGCGGCTCTACTGCCGTGGATGCTCCGAGCGACCGTGCTCGTCTGCGCCGCGCTGGTGATCGCATCGGCAAGTGGCTGCGGGAACAGGACCGTGTTCGTTCCGGAAAGCAGCCCGATGCGGACAGGACCGGGGTTCAAGGGGAGGATCTACACCCTCCGCCCGGGAGCAAGCCCTGACGAGTGGGAGCTGTCGGCAAACGCAGTCTCCATACCCGAGGGGTACTATCTCGTCAGCCCGCAATGGGTGAGCGAGAACGAGGACAAGTAACACCGATACGACGGCGGAAACGCCGTCGCGTCGTTTCTGGCGCAGGCAAGACTTGAGCCCGCTGTGGCGGACAACTCGAAGCGAAGGCCGAGGCCGCACCGTTTCAGTCTCACACGAACTCAAGACAAGGAATCACAGAAATGCCCATGCTTCTCTCCGCGCTCGGCGCGGTCAACGGCTCGGCTGGCTGGTCAGGAACCTACGCCACCGACACCGCTCTCTTCCTCAAGCTCTTCGCTGGCGAGGTCCTGACGACCTTCGAGACGAACAGCGTCATGCTCCCCCTCCACACCGTCCGCACCATCAGCGAGGGCAAGTCGGCAACGTTCCCGGTCACGGGCATCGCCACCGCTTCGTACCACGTCCCCGGCACGTCGATCATCGACGGCTCTCTTTCGACGGTGTACGCGGCTTCGGCTTCGGCGGGATCCCCGACCACGGCGGTCAGCGTCCCGACCGGAACCTACCTGTCGCAGATCAAGCACAACGAGCGCGTCATCAACGTCGATGACCAGCTCACGTCGTCCGCGTTCATCGCCAAGCTTGACGAGGCGCGGAACCACTACGACGTGCGCTCGATCTACACCACCGAGATCGGCCGCGCGCTGGCCAAGCAGATGGACAAGAACCTCATCGGTCTTGGCATCCTCGCTGCCCGTGCCTCGACCACGATCACGGGTGGATTCGGCGGCTCGTCCCTCGACATCTCGGCCCAGGCCACCCGCACCGCCACCACGGGCGCCGAGCTCGTCGCTGGCCTGTACGCGGCGGCCGAGGAGCTGGACGAGAAGGACGTCCCGATGGAGGACCGCTACTGCGTCGTTGAGCCCTGGGCCTTCTACAAGATGATCCAGGAGAAGTCCCTCATCAACAAGGACCACTCCGAGGGCAACGGTGACTTCGCCAAGGGCACGATGTACGAGGCCGCTGGCATCAAGATCATCAAGTCCAACAACGCCGGAGCCGTGTTCGGCCAGACCGTCGCTGCCGTCACCGGACAGCAGAACACCTACAGCGGGAACTTCAGCGGAACCGTCGCCCTGGTGTTCCACAAGGCCGCCATCGGAACCGTCAAGCTCATGGATCTCAAGCTTGAGACGGAGTACCAGGTCGAGCGTCAGGGCAACCTGATGGTCGCTGGCTACGCCGTCGGCCACGGCATCCTCCGTCCGGAGTGCTCCGTCGAGCTCAAGCAGGCTTGATCCCGGCTGATCGAGAACACAGGGGGATCCCTGGGAAACCAGGGGTCCCCCATTAGGAGAACCCATGCCCGCGACCACCACCAAGCTGGAAGCCGTCAACACGGTCCTATCGACCGTCGGAAGCTCCCCGGTCAGTACGCTCACCGGGGCGCAGTCCGCAGACGTACGCATGGCGATCTCGACCCTGGACGAAGTATCCAGGGAGATACAGAGCGTCGGATGGCACTTCAACTCCGAGGACGAGATCACGCTCACGCCCGATGCGACCACGCTTGAGATCGTCCTGGGGGAGAACGTCGTCCGGTGCGATCTCAATGAATACAACACGGGCAACCTGGACATCGTGCAGCGCGGCCGCAGGCTGTACGACAAGATCGGCCACACCTACCAGTTCTCGGCGTCCCTCAAGGCCGATCTGGTCATGCTGCTGGAGTGGGACGATCTTCCCGAGCCTGCCCGGAGGTACATCACCATCCGCGCATCGCGCATCTTCACCGACCGCATGGTGGGCAGCGTCGAGCATCACCAGTTCACGGCGATGGACGAGCTCCAGGCCAGGGCCGCCCTGGTCGAGTTCGAGGGCGACACGGCGGACTACTCGATCTTCGACAACTGGTCCGTCGGCCGTGTCCTGTACCGGAGATTCTGAATGCTGATCTCTACCGCAATCCCCAGCCTGTTGAATGGAATCAGCCAGCAGCCCCCGGCGCAGCGGTTCCCGACGCAGGCGGAGGACCAGGTGAACGCGTACAGCTCCGTGGTGGACGGTCTAATCAAGCGGCCGTGCACGGAGTTCATCGCTGATCTCGGATCCAGCGCGCTGTCCGGTGTCACCGACCACATCCACGCGATCAAGCGCGATGCAGTCGAACGGTACATGGTCGTGATCTCCAGCTCCGGTATCAAGGTGTACGACACGGCCGGGGCCTCCAAGACGGTCAACGCTCCTGACGGGTACTCGTACTTGTCGCCCGCGGCGGGAACGACGTTCCCCAACTCAATCAAGTGCGTGACCATCGGGGACTACACGTTCATCCTCAACAGGACCAAGACCGTTGCGATGGACGCGACGTTGACGTCCGCGCGAAACCCCGAGGCCCTGGTCGCCATCATCAACGGCGCGTACCACGTCAACTACACGATAAAGATCGGGGCCAGCACCTACTCGATCACAACGGGCGGAAGCTCGGCAGACGGGGACTGCGTGGAGATCGCCATTGACCTGGCGGCCGCATACAACGCCGCACCAGTCAGCGGCGTGTCCGTCACCCGGACGGGCCACGTCCTGCATTTCGCCAGCTCCACGGCTTCCGACTTCACCATCTCGGTCGAGGACGGCCTGGGCGGAGCCGGGACGCTGCTTGTGAAGAAGTCTGTACAGGCATTCACGGACCTACCGACTATTGCACCGACGGGCATGAAGGTGAAGGTCGAGGGCATTCCCGGGGAGCGCGAGGACGACTACTACGTCCAGTTCACGGCCAACGCCGGATCCGGAACGGGCGAGGGCGTCTGGCGCGAATCCCTGGCGGAAGGGATCAAGTACAAGTTCGACTACGCGACGATGCCCCATGCCCTGATCCGGCTGTCCAACGGGCAGTTCGTGTTCAAGCGCGTCAACGGGACAGCCTACAGCTCGTTCGCGGGGACGAACGCATCGTGGGCCGAGCGCACCGTCGGTGACGACGTGAGCAGCCCGCTGCCGTCGTTCGTCGGATTCAAGATCAACGACATCTTTCTGTTCAAGGATCGGCTCGGCTTCCTGGCCAACGAGTCGGTCATCATGTCGGAGACGAGCGAATACTTCAATCCGTGGCGCACCACGGTCACGCAGATCATCGACTCCGATCCCATCGACATCCAGTCGGCGTTCCCACAGGTTTCGATCCTGCGCGCGGCCGTGCCCATCAACGACCGCCTGATCGTGTTCAGCGACAAGGCGCAGTTCATCGTGCAGGGAACCCAGGTCGTGACCCCGAGCAGCGTGTCGATGACCGCCGCGACGCAGTACGAGATGGACTCGACCGTGACGCCCATCGCCGCTGGCAACAGCGTGTTCTTCGCCACGAACCGCAACGGGACCCAGGGCATCCGTGAGTTCATCCAGAGCGAGAACGATCCAAACCTGTTCGACGCTCCCGACGTGACGGCGAACGTGCCGAAGCTGCTCCCATACGGGATCAAGGCCCTGGCGTTCAACTCGATGGAGGGATGCCTGATCGTCGTCCCATCCGTGTCGCAGACGTCCCTGTACGTCTACAAGTTCTTCGGAGCGGGCAGCCAGCGCATCCAGTCGAGCTGGTCGCGCTACCAGATGTCCAACCAGGTCATCGGAGCCGACTTCTTCGACAACCAGATGTATCTCATAAGCTACACGTCCGGCGACACGACCGCGACGATGGAGCGAATGGACTTCGGACCTGACCAGAAGGACCTGGCCAAGTCGAGCTCGACGGTGTTCGCGGCGTACAAGACCCTGCTCGACTGCCGCGCAGACGAGACTGCCTGCACGATCTCCTACAGCTCGGTCACGGACCTGACGACGGTGACGCTTCCGTTCACGCCGCGGCCCGACCGCAACGTCGTCATCGTCAGCAGGCTTGCCGTTGTCGCCGGAGCGGAGACGATCTACGGAGAGGTGTTCTACAAGGGCAAGCCCGCAGGCCGCACGTTCACCGTCCCCGGCAAGCTTGAGAGCACCGCGGGGACCGTGGCCATCTACGCCGGATTCGACTACGAGATGCTGTACGAGTTCAGCGAGGTGCAGCTCCGGGTCACGAACCGTACGCGCGGCACTTCGGATACGGTCACAAGCGGACGTCTCCAGGTCCGCTACTGCACGGTCTTGTACGCGAACAGCGGGTACTTCAAGGCGAAGGTCGTGCCCGACTACGGCGCCGAGTCGATATCGGAGTGGACTGGCAACGACGTGGGCACGGGCAACGCGATCATCGGGAAGATGAGCGTGTCCGACGGTCGCTTCAAGTTCCCCGTGTACGGACTCAACACCGAAGTTCGCGTACAGTTGCTGAACGACACGTTCCTGCCCTGTGCCTTCCTCAATGCGGAGTTCGAGTGCCTGTACAAGACGAGAAGCCAGCGAGTCTGATCCGCGGCCATGTCCGTCCCGCCGTGCCGGGAGACGTCGCGTACATCGCTGAACACATCCGCGGCGACGACAGGATGGAGCTTGAGGCGGGCGGGCACACCGATCCGCTGGCCTGCCTGATCGAGTGCTTCGAGCGCACGGAACGTCCGTTCACGGGAGTCTGGGACGACAAGCCCTGCGCCCTGTTCGGAATCGTCAGGACACGGCATCGGGCCTTCGTAGACGGGGCATTCCTTCAACGGGGGACCGGAGCTCCGTGGCTGCTCGGGACCGATGGAATCATCGAGGCCCGCTGGCAGTTCGCACGGGAGAGCCGGAAATGGCTCGATGTCGTGTCCGACGGATACGACTTGCTGGAGAACCACGTCCATTCCCGAAACATCGTCCACATCCGGTGGCTCAAGTGGCTCGGCTTCACGTTCGGACCCGAGATCCCGTACCCGTCCGGAGAGACATTCCATAGGTTCTACAAGGTGAACAAACCATGTGCTTCATAGAAGCAGCCGCATTGACGGCCGCAGGAACGGCAGCGGCGGGCTCGGCGTCGGCAGCGGCAACCGCCGCAGCTACCACGATGGCGGTGATGGCGAACGCCGCGATCACGTCGGCCATCGTGGGCGTCGTCGGCGCTGGCGTCGGCTTCTACGGCCAGCAGCAGCAGGCCGCGTACCAGGAGGACACCGCCCAGTACCAGTACCAGGTGGCGATGCAGAACCGGACCGCGCAGGAGCAGGCGCAGTCCCGTCAGTTTGAGATCACGTCCAAGGAGGCCACGGACGCCGCGAAGATGGCCTACCTGTTGAACGCAAAGCGCCAGCAGGAGTTCGAGTCGCAGGCCGCTGCGGAAATCTACGCCGTCTCGCAGCAGTCGCAGCGGGCGGCCGGAAGCGCCCGTGTAGGCGCAAGCGAGATGGGTGTCACGGGATCCTCCATCGACGCTCTCCTCAAGGACTTCAGCCGCCAGGAGTTCACCTACCAGACGTCGGTGCTCCGTGAGCAGCAGAGCCGTGCGTACATGGCGCAGACGGAACGCCAGGCGATCCGCGACCAGCAGTACGCGCGGATGCTGGGCGCGCAGCCGCAGCCGCTTCCGATCATCGGCGCACCTGTCATTCCTCCGCGACCGACGTTCCTCGCGGCCGGGCTCCAGATGGGGTCGGCGGTGACGGGCCTGTTCGCCAATCCCTATTTCGCCCGCACCATCGCACTAGGTGGAGTATGAGCCAGATCCCAACCGACTCCGGAATACCACGTCGCCTGCCGCAGCCGCAGACACAGGTGATGGACACCTTCGTCGGTTTCCGCGCACCTGGCCCGCAGCTACAGCAGCCTGCCGAGCTCCCCCGGTGGCAGAGCGAGCTGTTCGAGGTGGCAGAGGCGTTCAGCGGCCTGTCGAACAGCCTGTCGTCCCTGTCGAAGACCTGGGGTGCGGAGGCGGAACGCACCGGAAAGATCGCCGGAGACGAGGCGTTCACGCTGATGAATCCCGAGCAGCAGCGGAACGCCGCGGCGAAGGACTGGGCCGAGCTTGAGCGCGACAATCCGTCGCTCAAGGGGTCGTCCCCGTTCATGCGCCTGGCCATCCGACAGGCCGCGGGAAAGCGCCTGGTCGAGCAGCAGCTGGGCAAGGTACTCAACGACAACATGGACAGGCTTGCGGATCCGATGAGCGACGAGGACGCGATGACGTTCTCGGCGGGCCAGCTCCGTTCAATCATCGAGAAGATCCCGTCGGTGTACGCGCGCGATGCGGCGAACCAGTACGGAACGTCGATGATCGAGAAGTACAACGGAGTCGTGGAGGACACCAAGCGCAAGCGGACCGTGCTCAAGAACAACGAGAACTTCCAGATGGAGGTCAAGGACATCCTGGAGGAGAACCTGTCCGCGGAAGGCGACATGACGGCAGACGGTCTTGCCGAGCGGTTCAAGGTCGTGCAGGACAAGTACCACACGATCACAGGCGACTCCGGGAACCTTGCCGTGTTCGACGCGGTGAAGGGCATGGCGGAGACTTTGATCGCCAACGGCCGCTACGGTGACGCCCGTGAGCTTGTCCGCGGCATGAGCTCGTACTCATCGAACGGACAGGTCACGTTCGGCAAGATGTACGCCGAGGAGTTCTCCAAGCTGATCGACCTGGCGAACGACAAGGAGCAGGCGGATGTCCGAAGCGTACGCCAGGACGACGCGTACCGGATCGGCAAGGCGGCGACGTCGGCGCTGTTCAACGTCGATGCGTCGAAGATGCAGTCGATGACCGAGGGAGAGCTGAAGGCCCTGGCGCAGCAGACCGTGCAGGAAGCCGGGCTCGACCCGAGCTACTTCGGTGAGATGTACGACACCATCCTCCAGGTGCGCGACGGGCAGCTCGACAGGCTGAACCGCGGCAAGGACGCGGACGCCGAGGATCTTTCCGTGATGATGCGGATTCGCCGCGAGACGATGAGCCCGGATGCGGACTACGACTCGCTGGAGCAACAGGTCTACGACGCCCACAAGAGCGGGGTCATCAAGCGGGACACCGCGATGGCTCTTCTTGGCCAGATCGAGAACTCCAAGAACGTCTACAGCGACTCGGCTTCCCCGGCCATCCGCGAGGCCCGCGGCCGTCTCAAGTTCGGCACGGGCATCAACCCGTCCGATCTCAAGGGATCCGCGCTGGTCGAGTACGACCAGATCGTGACCGGGCTTGAGATGCAGTTCGACCAGGCCGTCGTGGCCGCGCGCGAGGAAGTCCTCAAGGACATGACGGCGAAGGGAATCCCCGTCAACAGCGAGTCGGTGAACCACCATCTCGGCATGAGGTCGAACGAGATCGCCACGGACCTGATGCAGAAGGCGAACGAAAGGATCTCCGCATTTCGCGCCAAGTACGAGCCGAAGGCGCTGTTCCGCGAATACATGACGTCGAGCTCCGTCCCGCAGACGGCGGCGGAAAGTCTGAACGACACGCTCAACGCGATGTCCGGCGGCGCCGACATGGACCCTGGCTTCAAGTCCGCGGTCGAGCGGTCGCGTCTCAAGTACAACCTGCATTTCCGGAAGTTCATCAACGCCAAGGTGGTCGAGCTGTCGCAGCAGGGCCTTGAAGGCCAGGAGCTGTACGACGCCGTTGACGCGGCCGTTGTCGAGGAGACGGAGAAGAAGATCGGGTGGCTGAACGATCTCAACGAGCGGCGCATGGACCCGTCGAAGGGAGTCGTGTCCGTCGAGAAGGGCTACGGCTCTTACCCGGGCATCGACATCGCCCGCGCTGCGCGGAAGGACATGGCGGCCCGTACGCAGCTTCCGGCTGTGCCCGAGGAGTTCGCCGGATTGACCCAGGCGGGACGGTTCGGAAACACGTTCCGTTCGTGGATCGAGGAGCTGAACACCGAGGACGAGGCCGATCTAGCCGAGGCCAGGACGAACGCGAAGGCCGAGGCTGGAAGGTTCGTCCAACAGGTCGGGGCGCCACGGTCGAACAACATCACCGTTTCCGGGGCGTCGATCATGCGCGACGGCGTGATCGACAACGACGCCACATCGACGTACTGGAACGCGAAGGTGCAATGGGACGGACTGTCCATTGCGGAAGTCAGGACCGGACGCACCGACGAGGGGCTTCAGATCGACCCGAAGTACCTGTTGTCCCGCGTCACGAAGATCAAGGAGCTCGACACCCCGTCGAAGTTGCGGGCCGCTTATGGACAGTACGTTCAGTCGCAGTCCGGACCATTCGCGGAATACCTTGACGCGCTGCCGTTCGACATCAGCCCGGTCGATGCCGTCGATCTGCTCCGCTACAACCTAGAGACGAATCTCGGAGAGACAGAGAACCCATGAGCCGACTACAGAGCGTGGACGACATCTGGAACTCGTACGCAGACCGACGGTCGGCCATCGAGAGCGCGCCTATCTCACCGTTCGGCCGCGGCCCTTCGCAGGCGACCGCAGGCGTCGAGGAGAACGTGTCCGGTTTCTGGGGAACGGTGTCCGACGTCGTCAAGGGCGTTCCCCGCGGCGTCTGGGGAGCAGCCGACTCGATCATGCAGATGCTGTACTACGGAACGGGCGGCATCATCGGCAACGACGAGCGCGAGGCCCCGTTCGGCGTCGAGGCGTGGCGCGGCCATTCGCAGACGATTCCCGGATCCATCTCGGAGACGGTCGCGCAGGTTTACCTTCCGTTCGGCGCGGGCATGAAGGCCGTCAAGGCCACCACGAAGGCGGTCGGGCTTGCCGGATACGGCACGGCCGCCACGGCGGCTCTTGGCGAGGAAGCGGTCATCGCGGCCGCCGCGGGACAGCGCGCCCGTGCCGTCGGCCTGGCCGCGGCCGGACGCGGCATCGAGATGGTCAAGGCGGGTGCAACGGGAGTCGCAGCCGGGGCCATCGCGGACACGCTGGCGTTCGAGTCACACGCGCAGCGCCTGTCCAACTTCCTGACCACGTTCGACAACCCGCTTCTCAACAACTCGCTGACGCAGTACATGGCGGCGGACGAGGACGACACGTTCCTGGAAGGCAAGTTCAAGAACGCCCTGGAGGGCGCGCTGTTCTCCGGAGCCGTCGAGTCCATCATTGGATCCGCGCGCGTCATCCGAGCCGGAATGCGCGCAAGCCGCATCGGGTCGGACGCGAATGCGGCTATGTTCGCGGAGCACATGACGATCCGCCGCGAACAGCGTGAGCAGATCATGGGCAGCCTGGGCGTCACCGCCGACGAGGCCGAGGTCGTCAACGCGGTCATCGACGCGACGGGAATGTCGCGGAAGAACCTGGAGTTCGCCCGGTCGGCGGAAGAGCTCGTTGACGAGGCGGGCCAGCCGCGGCGCGCGTCGGTCACGTTCAAGCAAGACGGGCAGACCCTCATCACGTTCTTCAAGACCGCGGACCGGACCAGCCCGGTGCATGAGGTTTCCCACGTCGTCCGCAGGCGCCTGCTCGACCGGAGCCTCGCTCCCGAGCACCGCTTCGGAATCACCGACATGGACATCAAGGTCATCGAGGATTTCGTCGGTGTCCGCGAGGGAACGTGGGACGTGATGTCGGAAGAGCGGTGGGCCGCGCTGTTCGAGCGGTTCACCTGGGACGGCATCGCTCCCAACAGGAAGGTCGCTGCGGTCATGGACCGTGCGGCCGACTTCATGCGCGCCGTCTACACCCGGCTCGACGCCGACGATCTTCTCCGGCAGGCGGACCCCGAACGGTACGCGGCTTCCGGTGGAGTTCCGAACCGCCTGGAGATCAATCCGGAGGTCCGCCGTGTGATGAACAAGCTGATGTCGCGCGGCCCCGTGACCACGGACGACGCCATCCGCACGTTCGTCGGAGCCAAGCGCAAGGGCATGGTCATCCCGGGATCGGGACGGCTGTACCGGACGATGCAGGCCACCCTGGAGCAGAAGCTTGACGAGCGGCAGTCCGTGCAGGCGTTCGAGTCCCTGTACGACGAGCCGACGCTGTACCAGAGCAAGAAGGCCAAGATGCCTTCTACCAGCGATCCGGCGTACCCCGTCAAGCGCGGGCGCGAAGAGGTGCTGGACCGCGTTCGCCGCGAGGTCAACCAGGGTTCGCTCGACCGAGCCGACGCCGACGCGATGGAGAAGTTCATCAGGAACCTTCCGGACGACGTGCTCGACGCGCAGGGAGTCCGCTTCCGCAAGTCGGCCAGCCTTGGAAAGTCGCAGATCGGCGGCGTCACTTTGGGAACGTACAACCGCGGATCGAACATCGTCAGCATCGCGTCCGACTGGATGAAGGCAACGAAGGTCCGTGAAACGTGGTCGCACGAATGGGTCCACGCCCTGACTTCGTTCATGCCGGACGAAGTGCTGAACCTTCTCAAGTCCGACTACACGCGCGCCTACCAGAAGTTCATTCGTCTTGAGGGCATCGACCCGCGGGCCAAGCCTGGAACGAACGAGTTCACGCAGCTCACTCAATGGATGAGCAAGAACCCGAACCGCTACGAAGAGCTGTACTCGCTGACCAACCTTGACGAGTTCCTGGCCGTCGGCTTGCAGACGAAGCTGTGGAAGCAGCTCGACATCCAGGAGAACACGCGGAGCTTCCTGGGCTACGCGCGGTACGCGCTGCACAACGCGATGGTCAGCATCAAGGCCACGGCAGGCAAGGGCACGTTCGACCGAATCGCGCGCGAGATCATGGACGCCGACTACCGCATGGCGAAGAAGCGCCGCGACTCGATGCTGGACATGATCGGCATGGGCGATCTTGCCCGCAAGGACGCGGTGTCGGTCGATGCCACGTTCGGCAACTGGATGCAGAAGGTAAGGGACGACCTAGACAACCGTAGGTCGTATATGTTCCGCGACTACCAGGCAGCGCAGGCGGCCCGCACCGAGGGCGAGATCCTAGTGGAATCCACCGTGTACCGCGACTGGAACAAGCTCGACTTGAGCGCGGAGCAGCGGGTGTTCGGAGGGACGGGCCCGGCGAAGAAGGCGCCGCAGACGACGACGCTGTTCCAGTCGGCGCGCACCGTCCAGCCACCGGAGGGAATGCAGCGGGCAACGCGGTACACGGTCGGGGACCGCGGGCTTCTCAACAACCAGGTGCTCGATTATGCAAGGCTCACCGACGAGGAAGAGGCAGAGGTTATTCAGCTTCTCAACTACGGGCTTGAACAGCCGCGTGGCGTATCGACAAAGGCGGAGTTCTACTTCACCGATGATGGTTTGAGCAAGAACGCCCGGCTTATCGAGCTGTTGAAGAAGGCGGCAAAGGGACCAGTAAAGGAAACAACGGTGTTTGCGCCAAAGACCGCAGTTTGGTCGTCCAGGGACGGGCAGATTGCAGTCATGCCGAAATCGGTTCAGCGCATTGACGCAGGGAACCCGCCGGAAACCCTGTTCCAGTCCGCCTTCCAGGGCCAGGGCGCCCCGCTTCCCCAGCCGCTGCGCCAGCCGCTTGGAGGCCAGCCGCCGCAGCGGCCCATCAACATCGCGCGCACCAGCACGGCGCAGGAAGTCCGCGACTTCATCGACATCCGCGTCCAGGAGCTTGAGGCCGACGGACGCGTGGCCATCAACACGATGACGCGCGAGGAGATGATCGCCGCGGGTGAGCGCGAACTCATGCAAGTGGCGGACTTCACGGGATACCGCACCCTGCCCGAGCTGAACAACGCGCTGCGGGCGAACGAGGACGCGCTCCAGGGATTCGTGTCCCGCCACATGGGAATGCGTATGGCGCTGTCGGAGACGGGAACCGACCTGATCCGTTCGCGCGACCTGATGATGCAGAGCAACAGCGACGTGGACATCGCCAGGTTCGTCGCGCTCCAGCAGCGGTACGACGTGCTGCTTGAGCACGTCAAGCGCAACCAGGCGACCATCGGCCGCGGCCTCAACGCGCAGAACATCATCCCCGGCAACGGCGCCATCGCTGTCCGCCTGGTGGACGAGTCGATGCTGAACGACCCCGCGATGGTGACTGACATCATCGAGGCGGCGGGCGGGCGCGATGCCGTGATGGCGATGGCCCGCGTCTCCCAGGCGGCCGAGGCCCGCGGCGGAATCGCCGGGGCGGTCCGTGCGACCAACGGCGGACGCCACGGCGTCGTGAACGTCCTGACCGAATACTGGATGAACAGCATCCTGTCCGGTCCGATCACGTTCGCCACGAACATCACGTCGAACGCCGTGGCCTCGCTGTACCTTCCGCTTGAGCAGGCGCTCGGCGCATCGCTCACCCGGAATATGCCGCTGATGCGCGAGTCGCTGATGCGGTACGGCGCGCTGTTCACCGAGGTCAGGGACGCGCTGCACTACGCTGGTATCACCCTGCGGACGGGCGACAACATCCTCGACCTGGCGGGAACCAACCTGTTGACGGGCCAGGCCACGCAGCGGAACCGCGCGATCTCCGCGGCCTCGATGCGGATGCACGACAACACGATGCTCGGCTCGTTCGTCAACATGGTCGGAACCGTGGTCAACGCCCCGAGCTCCGCGCTACAGGCGACCGACGAGTTCTTCAAGCAGCTCAACTACCGATCCACGGTCAAGGCGGGGCTCATGGCCGACGCGATGACCGAGGCAGCCGCAGGCCGACTTCCGCGCGACCAGATGGGCGCATGGGTCGAGACGAACTTTCAGCGCATGGTCGATCAGGGGCAGATGTACTCGCAGCAGAAGATCAGGGCGGACGCCAACAACGCGGCGCGCCGGGAGATCCAGGCCGGGACGTTCACGGAGAACAGCGCCGAGCACCTTCAGTTCGTGCGCGAGTATGTCCAGCGCGAGTGGAACCCGAACCAGGGCGCGCTGGCGACCCGTGCCCGTGACATCTCGCGCGAGGCCACGTTCACCACGCCGCTTCGCCGCGACCGTCCGGGCCTTGAGGGAATCAGCGCGAAGATCCAGAACATCGTGGCGCAGCATCCCTCGATGCGTATTCTCGTCCCCTTCGTCCGCACACCGACCAACCTGGCGCTGTTCTTCGGGCAGCGCCTGCCGATCAACGGCGTGATGTACGCGACTCCGGGACTGCGGGACGTGAGCACACGGTTCAGCCGCGACATGGCCAGCGCCGATCCGGTCGTCCGTGCGGCGGCCGCCGGACGCATGGCCGGAGGCTCGATCATCACCGTGTCTGCGCTGATGATGGCGATGAACGGCACGATCACCGGATCCGGACCGAAGGATCCCGAGGAGCGCGCCTACATGATGAAGGCGGGGTGGCAGCCCTACTCGATCAAGGTCGGCAACACCTACATCAGCTACAGGAAGCTCGATCCGTTCGCCACGTTCTTCGGCATGGCCGCGGATCTCCACGAAGCGTATGTCCGCGGCGACGAGGAGCAGCGCGGCGTCATCGAGACGACGCTGATGGGGCTCACGGCGGCCATCGCCAACAACATCGCCAACAAGACCTACCTGACGGGTCTGGTCAATGCGTCGAACGCCATCTCCGACGCGGAGCGCAACGGAGCGCAATACGTCAACACGTTCGTCGCTTCGTTCATCCCGTCGCTGTCCTCGCAGTCGAACGAGCTGTTCTTCGAGGACACGGCGATGCGCGACGTGCAGACGATCTCCGATGCGGTACGGGCAAGGATTCCCGGCCTTGCCGAGAAGGTGGCTCCGCGCCGCGACGTCATGGGCGAGGTCATCCGCAAGCCGGACCGCATCGGCCTGCTGCCTCCGGCGTGGCCGTTCGCTTTCTCGCAGTCGAAGAAGTCGGCCATCATCGAGAACGAGCTGGCCGCGCTCGGGGCGGGCTTCACCCCGCCGCGGTCGATGCGGAACGACGTCGATCTCCGCACCTTCGTCAACCGCAAGGGCCAGACGTCGTACGACAGGTGGCAGGAGCTCACCGGAAAGGTGCGGCTCAATGGCCGGACCCTGCGCGAGAGCATGGAGCAGGCGATTCAGAGCCCGACGTACCAGGCGCTCGACCCCACCGGAGTCCCCGGATACGAGTCCCCGCGCGTGGCCGCGCTGCGGAAGCTGATCTCGCAGTACCGTGACGCGGCGTTCCGCGAGACGGCCCGCGAGTTCCCAGACCTTATGGAAGCCGAACGGAACAGGCGGGCAACCGTGATCGGCGCACGGAGCGGAAAGCCCTTCGCAGAGCTTCTTCAATACAGCCGAGGTAGATGATGGCTAACTCATTCCAGGCACACACGGCCAACGGATCGACGGCGACTTTCAGCTGGGCGCAGATCGACGGCTATCTGTCCACCACGCACATCAAGGTGTACGTCAACAACGTCGGGCCAAAGACGGTCACGACCGAGTACACCATCGACACCACGGCCAAGACGATCACGTTCACCGCGGGCAACATCCCGTCGAACGGCGATTACGTCGAGATCCGCCGCGTGACGCCGAACACGGTCGCCGGGCTACAGGTGACGTTCAGCGATGCGTCGGTGCTGACGGCGGCCGATCTGAACAACGCGCAGAAGCAGAACCTGTTCATCGCGCAGGAGGCGTACGACACGGGCGACGGCGGCCTGGCGCTCAACGACACGGGCACGGCATGGGATTCGCAGAACAAGCGGATCGAGCGCGTCGATGCACCCGTCAACCTGACCGACGCCGCGACCAAGAAGTACGTCGATAGCATCTCGCTGTTTGGCGCGTACACGGTCCCGCAGTCGTGGGCGGCATCCGGAAACGGAATCACGGCAAACTTCGATCTCACGAATCCGGCGCCGACGTGCACGGACCCGGCGATGTTCCTGGTGGAAGTCAACGGCGTTCTCCAGCGCCCGGGCGTCAACTACACCATCGGGCTTTCCGGAAGCACCTACCGCGTCGAGTTCCTGGGCGGAGTCCCCGGATCCGGGACCAACAACATCACCATCCGCAACTTCGGCGTGGCCCGCAACGCGCTCGACGTCCTGCCCAACGCGTCGGTGACGGCGCAGTACCTGGCCACGGGCGCAGTCGAGACGGCGAAGATCCTCGACGCCAACGTGACGGAATCCAAGCTTGCCTCCGATTCGGTGACGACGGCCAAGATTGTCGCCAATGCTGTTACGGAAGCCAAGCTTGCCACCGATTCAGTTACGGCGGCCAAGATCGCCGCAAATGCTGTTACGGAAGCCAAGCTTGCCACCGATTCGGTGACGACGGCCAAGATCGCGGCGAATGCCGTGACGACGGCCAAGATCGCGCCGGGAAACGTGACTGGCGGATCCATCGCCAGCAGCACGATCACGACGACGAATCTGAATCTCACGGGCTTTGCACCGTCCAGCGGATTCGCATTGAGGTTCTTTGGCGTGACGTCGGCGGGAGCCGCGGCCTACTACCAGCCGTCGAGCTTCAAGTTGAGCGACTTCAGCGCCCCGACCGCCGCCATCAACATGAACAGCCAGGCGTTCACGAACATCGAGGGAGCGGCATATACCCCGGTGCTCAACTTCAACGGCAACTCGGTCGGCGTGGTCTACGGGTCGCGCTCCGCGGAGTATCTGAAGATCGGCAAGCTGGTGTTCGTCGCGGGCTCGATCACGCTGACGGCAAAGGGCTCTTCGGTGGGCCAGGCCCGCGTGACGCTTCCCGTCGCCCCCGCGGGCAACCGCTGCCTGATCGACGTCCAGTACGCGGGCGGCATGGCAAGCCTGACCAACCCGAACCAGTCGTTCGTGGACGTCACGACCGGGGATCTGTGGCTGTACCAGCGGGCGACTGCGGGAACGGGCGGAGCTTCCGTCACGGACACCAACTTCACCAACACGTCGTCCTTCTACTACAGCGGCTTCTACATCGCTGCAAGCTAAAGGAACATCCATGCCCCTCAACACCGTCACCGCCGATCAATCCACGGGATTGCTCAAGACCGCGAACAACCTTTCCGAGATCCGTGCCTACACGGACCAGCTGTTCGCCGTCGGGGACATCAAGCTCATTCCGGGAAGCACGGCTCCGAAGGGGTGGCTCCTGTGCAACGGAGCATCGGTCAGCACGACGACATACGCGGCGCTGTTCACCAGGATCGCCTACTCGTTCGGCGGCTCCGGAGCGAACTTCACCCTGCCCAGCATCACCGCTCCTTCGTCCGGAGGAACGACCAGCTACATCATCAAGGCGTCGGAGTACACGCCGTGAACGAGGAGGTCCTGATCGCGTTGGGCCGACTTGAGGGCAAGGTGGACGCGATGATGACGTCGCTTCGCCTACAGGAACAGGAGCTCAAGCGGATGGAGGAGCGTGTCCGCCATCTAGAACAAAGCAAGGCGTGGCTGCTCGGTGCGGCCGCGGTCATCTCGCTGATCGCGGGATTCGTTGTCAAGATGATTCCATTCAAGGGATGAACCATGAGAGTGATCGCACTAGGAAGCTTGAGTTCCGCCGCATCGACAGCGGCCGTGGCTCCGTACGATAAGTACATTGACGAGAAGGTCGGCGTGTTCCAGGTCGATTTCACCGGAGGATCCAGCGCGACCGTGGAGCTCCAGGGACGGCTGAACAGCCAGATTTCGTACACGACCATCGCCACGATCCTGGCCACGGACGCCGTGAAGGCCAAGTCGGTCGTGCTTGTGCCCGATATGCGTATGTCGATCACGACGTACAGTTCGGGCACGGCAACCGGGTATCTCGGCGTCTAGGAGGACACCATGCGGGTCATGCATTTCGGACAGATCGCCGCGAACAACACCGCAGGGACAGCCGTATTTCCCTTCGATAAGTACATTGACGAGAAGGTTGGGGTGTTCCAGGCCGAGTTCCAAGGCGCGGCCACGGCGACCATCCAGGGCCGGATGACGGCGGACGCCGCCTACACGGACATCGCCTCGATCACCAGCGCCGACGCCACGAAGATCAAGACCGTGGCGTTGATGCCGGACATGAGGATGTTCGTCAGCAGCTGGGTCGCAGGGAACGTGAACGTCTATCTGGGGGTGTGATGAATATGCTCCGGCTATTCCGAAGGCTGTATCTCGGCGCCGCAGGGCTTCTTGAGATGTCCGTGGCCGCCAGGCCCGTCAACGGCCTGTACGCCCAGGGAGATGCGGACCTGATCCCGGATCCCGCGGACTGGCTGAACATCTCGTACGCGCTGTCGTCGGGCCTCCCGGCCAGCAACGTCGTGCAGATCACGGGGATCACGGAACGCATCCTTCTCTCGATCTCATGGCCTGGCTCTTCTGGAACGGTCTACTACAAGGTGAGCACTTCCTCCTTCAGCGCCGGGGACTATGTAGTGAGCGGCGGCATTGGATGGACTTCGATCCTGACGGGCGGATCCCTGTACGTCGAGCCCAACCAGTACGTCGGTTTCACCCGGGATCAGAACAAGGTCAGCTCCGTCGTGATGACCGTCATCAACCGCAGCAACGGCGGCGCCGTCCTGGACACCTTCACTTCCTCAATCACATGAACACCGCACAGTCCATCCGCAGCGGCTACGAGACGTCCGGGGGGCTTTCCTTCGGGGTCGAGGCTCCGGTCAGCTCGGACATCCGCGGATCGGCTCCGGCGACAGAGGCACAGCCATGACCAATCCCGAACTACTCCAGCGCCTGCACGACCTGTTGACGCAGAACCTGATCGACAAGATCGAGGCAGGCGAGGCGACCGCGGCGGACCTGGGTGTCGCCCGGCAGCTGCTCAAGGACAACAACATCAACGCGCTCCCCAGTTCGGGAACTCCCATCCTGCGTCTTTCAGAAACCATGCCTTTCGAGAATGCCCAGGAAGCCGTCTAGGATTCGATTACAGACGTCCAAATCCGGACCCTCCGGATACCCATCTAAACGCACGGAACGCCTTGGCGGGCCATCGCCGTGGCTGGAACAATGAAGCAACCAGAAATCGACCCGCGGCTCAAGGACTTTCGGAACTTCCTGTGGCTGACCTGGCAGCACCTGGGCCTGCCGGAGCCCACCCCGATCCAGTACGACCTGGCGGCTTACCTACAGAACGGTCCCAAGCGGTGCGTCATCGAGGCGTTCCGCGGCGTCGGCAAGAGTTTCGTGACTTCGGCCTTCGTCATCCACCAGCTCCTGCTCGACCCGAGCAAGAACATCCTGGTGGTGTCGAGCTCGAAACAGCGGGCCGACGACTTCACCACGTTCACGCTCCGGATCATCGAGGGCATGGACATCCTGGCGCACCTACGGCCGCGCGAGGACCAGCGGAAGTCGAAGATCGCGTTCGACGTCGGCATGGCGCCCCCGAGCCAGAGCCCGAGCGTGGTCAGCAAGGGCATCACCAGCCAGATCACAGGCAGCCGCGCCGACCTGATCGTCGCGGATGACGTCGAGAGCGCGAACAACAGCCTGACCCAGATGATGCGGGACAAGCTGGCCGAAAGCGTCAAGGAGTTCGATGCGGTCCTCAAGCCGGACGGCCGCGTCGTCTACCTGGGGACCCCGCAGACCGAGGCATCGCTGTACGCGGCCCTGCCGGAGCGCGGCTACGAGGTCAGGATCTGGCCCGCCCGCTTCCCCGACGCCAAGCTGCGGGATGCGTACGGGACCAAGCTGGCCCCGATCATCGCCCAGAAGATCGACAAGGACCCGGCGCTGGTCGGGAAGCCCACGGATCCCCGTCGGTTCTCCGAGATCGACCTGATGGAGCGCGAGATGAGCTTCGGTCGCTCGGGTTTCTCGCTCCAGTTCATGCTGGACACGTCGCTGTCTGACCTGGACCGCTACCCGCTGCGCCTGTCGGACATCATCGTCACCGAATGCGACACCGACACGGCCCCGGAGAAGCTGGTCTGGGGCAAGGACAAGCCCTGCACGGACCTTCCCTGCGTCGGGCTGAACGGCGACCGCTGGTACAGGGCGGTGGCCGCCATCGACGCCAACGCCCCCAAGCCGTACAACGGCTCGGTCATGTCCATCGACCCCTCCGGCCGCGGTTCCGACGAGACGGCCTACGCGGTCGTGAAGATGCTCAACGGCTTCCTGCACGTCACCGAGGCCGGGGGCTTCCCAGGCGGCTACGAGGAGCGCACGATGAAGGAGCTGGTGGACATCGCCCGCCGGAACAAGGTCAACCACATCGTCGTGGAGTCCAACTTCGGTGACGGAATGTTCACCGAGCTCTTGAAGCCCCATCTCCGGGCAGGCCACAACTGCTTCATCGAGGAGGTCCGCCACTCGGTGCAGAAGGAGAAGCGGATCATCGACACCCTGGAGCCCGTGATGAACCAGCACAGGCTGGTGGTCGATTCCAGGGTCATCCAGCGCGACTACGAGTCGGCCAAGGCGACCGAGCGCGGCATCCACTACAGCCTGTTCTACCAGATCAGCCGCGTCGTCCGGGCCAAGGGCGCCCTGATCCACGACGACAGGCTCGACGCCCTGGCCATAGCCGTGGCCTACTGGACCGAGCAGATGGCCCAGGACGCCGACGAACGGATCAGCATGGCCCGTGCCGAGGCCCAGGACAGGTGGCTGCGGCGGTTCATGGAGGGACGTCTGATCGACAAGCCCGACGAACCAAGACCGGAATCCTGGATGGGCAAGAGATAGCAAAGAGATAGACAACAGAAAGCGACTACCTTACCAGTCACTTCCTAGGACGACGACCCCGACCTTCCCCTCCGGGAAAGACCAAGGAAGGGATATGTAGTGTCTCTATGGTAGACCTAGGATTACCTAGGATTACCTAGGTGTACCTAAACTCTTCTACAGACTGTAGATAAGACTTCTAAAGGTATCCCCGTGGTGTGGTTCCACAGTAATGAGGAACAAACCGGAGATAGCTGTAGATATCCAAGAGATAACCTTTGGGGGAGGGGGGGTTTCGTGGCGCAGAGTCTCAACATCATGGGTCTGGACGTCTCCGTCCATTTCGAGCCCATTTCTGAATCACAGGATGAGATGCTGTTCGGGTTCTGGCAGCAGGGCCCCGTCCCATCCATCACGATCAACTCCTCCTGTAGCGATGCGATCCAGGCCAGGACTCTTCTGCATGAAGTCCTAGAGGCGATAAACGACCTCAACGGCATCGGTCTACAGGAGGAGCAAATCAGGGCTCTGGAGACGGGGCTGGGAGACACCTTCTCCCGAAACCGAGATTTCTTCGCCGCGCTGCTTGCGCGCGTATAGACACCCCGCTAGGATGCAGTTCATCTTTTCCCCCAGGGCCCCGTCCCCCTCCCGTCCGATCCGGGAGGGGGGCAGCCTGGAGGAGCCAGGAGTCCCCCATGCCGTTCAAGAGCAAGGCCCAGAGGCGGTTCATGCACTCGCAGCACCCCGAGATTGCCGAGCGGTGGGAGAAGGAGACTCCGAAGGGCAAGCGGCTCCCCGAGAAGAAGAAGCCCGCCAAGAAGAAGTGATCGGGGTCCTGGAGGACCAATGGATCCGAAGGAATGGAAAGACTGGCAGTCCGTGCTTCACCACGCCACGGAGGACACCAACCTGTCCCTGGCCCTGCGGCAAGCGTGTAGGTCCGCGCTCGATGAGCTCACCGTAATCCGCGGCGACGTGACCCGCCTACAGGACAAGTGCTCCGAGCTGCGAATCGAGATCGCCGCGGTCCGGAAGATGAGCTGCTGCGGGGTGAAGCCGTGATCGACTACCTGTCCCAGCTGGCGGCCCTCACGTTCTTCCTCATCATCGGTGGCGTCCTGGGCTGGCTCATCTTCCCGCCGCGCAAGGGGCGCGAGGAAGAGCTCGTCGTCAACCTGGTCAACGGCAAGATTCTCCGCAAGGACTCGGCCATCGAGCGCCTGCTGGCCGATGCCCGCACCTTTGCGTCCTGCAACGAGCTTGAGCACGACGACCTGATCCCGTACCTGTGCGAGACGGTCGAGCAGCTGAAGCACCAGCGCGACAAGTACAAGGACCAGGTGCAGCTGCTGGTCCGGCAGCTGGACGAAGCCTTGAGCAAGGAGGCCGCCCGATGACCGCCGTGAAGCCCAAGAAGTCGCACCCGTGGGGTATGCGTAGCCAGGTCAAGCAGGAGCAGGCCAAGAAGGCCGCCAAGAAGGCCGGGAAGAAGTGAGCGGCGACCAGATCCTGCTGTTCGACGGCATGGGCCGAGCCTTTGTCGGAGCGGCAACGCATGGCCCCAGCACGACCCTGGCCGTCTACGACATGGAGAAGATGGTCAGGCTCCTGCGCCGCAGGGACCGCATGACCGACGAAGAGGCCCGGGAGTACCTGGACTTCAACACAATCGGCGCATGGATGGGACCCGGGACGCCCCTGGTCCTGCACAGGATGCCGCTGTCGCAGTTCCTGGAGGAGCAGAGACAATGACCGAGGACATCGTGACGCGGCTGCGTAACTGGGCTCCATGCTGGGCCCTCCATGACCACATCTCCATCGACTTGAATCAAGGCGCCGACGAGATTGAGCGGCTGCGGTCTACCGTGACCGACTGCCGCATTGAGATCGAACGCCTCACCGCCGAGCGCGACGAGGCGAACGCCAACGCGAAGCTGTACCGGGACGACCGGGACAGAATGTCCAAGCAGCTGCTGGAGGAGCAGAGACAATGACCGACGACATCAAGACCGAGATCGTCCAGCTCGACAACCGCTGGTTCCTGGTCATGTCCAGAACCATCCATAACCACGGCGATGTGCGGGTCCTCACGGACATCACCGACATCTACCAGTCGGGAGCCGAGGCCCTGCGTCCCCTGTTCGCCATCGCGTCCGAGGAGATTGCCAAGGCCCGCCAGGAAGCCGTCGAGCAGGCCAGGGCCGTCCATAACCCGCCGTCGCCCATCCAGTTCTACTTCAAGGCCGCGGTCAGCTGCATCGAGAACGGTCGGTGGAAGCTGGCCGAGGATTTCCTGGACAAGATGTACGGGGAGATCGTCCTGTGCCCGGGCGAGGACACCTTCGAGCAGATGCGGGCATGGCGGTCCGCCTGCAAGCAGCTCAACGAAGCCCGCAAGGACAAGGCAAAGTACAACTAGTGTCCCCACCTGGGGCTCAATCGTCGTAAATAGACGGCCGTACGCCGGGTGGGTCGGCGTCAAGAACAGGCCACAAGATCCCGTGCGTTGACCGGAGATGCGGGTGGAAGTCCCGCTTGAGCCCCAGATCCATTCTTTCCTCCAGGACGGCCCCGGCCCTAAACCAGCCGGGGCTGTCTTTCTCTGGATGGGTCCGGACCTTTGGGCAGAAAAATACGAAGGGGCATCTAAACGTTCGCGTTAGCCCGGATTCCCCCATGCCGGGGGCCCGGGCGCCCGTTCCCGCGCATTCGCGCGCGGCCACGCACGGCCACGCGTTCCGCGGCCACGCGTTCCGCGGCCACGCCCGGCCACGCCCGGCCCCGGGGCCGCGGGCCGTGCCCCGGACGACGGCGGACCACGGCCGGACCACGGGACCGCGATAGACTCCGAATCTAGCGGGCCACGTCGTGGCATCCTGCGGCCACGCACGGCCACGCACGGCCACGGCGGCCACGCACGGCCACGGCGGCCACGCACGGCCACGGCGGCCGCGGGCGACGTCGCTACCTTCCGCCGTCCCTCTGTGATTCCGTTTCTTGTGGGGCCGTGGTCCGCCGTGGCCGCCGTGGTCCGCCGTGGTCCGCCGTGGTCCGCCGTGGCCCGGCCGTGGTCCGCCGTGGCCCGGCCGTGGTCCGCCGTGGCCCGGCCGTGGTCCGCCGTGGTCCGCCGTGGTTCTCCACAAGCTCGAATATCGCGCGGCCTACTTGACCGGGGCCCGGCCCGCGACTAGATTGCGTCTAGCCGGGAACGGTCCCGGCCGAAGCTTGCCACGTCTAACCGTTTGGAGGATCGACACAATGGAACGTATCTACCGTATCGAAACGCAACACTCGCCCGGCAAGTCAACCGCGAAGGTGGACCGGGCCGCCCGCTACGCTCCGGAGCGTATCCGGGCCTACGTCGGGGCCGAACGGGCCGACGGCACGGCGCCCGCCACGCTTGTGGCCACGGACGGCCGCATCCTGTGCGCCATTCCGGCCGTGGTCCGTTCCGTCGGGACCGAATCGCCCACGGGCCCGGCCGCGTTCTACCTTCCGGCCGTCGTCGGGGCCCGTGCCGTCAAGAATAAACCACGGCGCCGCGACGTGGTCGCGAACGTCGGGGCCGCTACCGTGACCGTGGCCGAAACCGGGGCCGACATGGCCGCCACGGACAATACGGGCACGTTCCCCGCGTGGTCCAACATCGTCCCGAAACCGGACGGGGCTACGTCGGTTTCGGTCGCGTTCAATGTGGAGCTCTTGTGCAAGCTTGCCGATAGCCTGCGGGACGTCGGCCATGCGTCCGGGGATCCGCAGGTCCTGCGGTTGACGTTCACGCCGGACCGGAACGGGAACGCGGCTACGGCCGTGCTGGTCACGTCCGGCCCGAAGCCCGCCACGGTCCCGCCGGAGTGTGAACCGGACCACGCGCGGCCCGTCGGCATGATTATGCCCGTGCACGTTGACGGCACGGCCGAAGCGCATCGGCGCTACGTCGCGGAAGGGTTCGCATGGGCGGCCGGAATCGCACGGACGACGGGCGCGACCGAAACCGCATAGCGTTCCCTCCACAATCGAAACCACGCGCGGCCCCGGCATTGTCCGGGGCCGTTTCGTTTGCAGCGTGGCCCGTGCCCGTGCCGATGCTAGGGGCCGCCGTGGCCGCCGTGGCCGCCGTGGTCCGGCCGTGGTCCGGCCGTGGTCCGGCCGGGGCCGCCGTGGTCCGCCGTGGTCCGCCGCGGTCCGGCCGTGGTCCGGCCGGGGCCGCCGTGGTCCGCCGTGGTCCGCCGCG